CCCATCCGATCAAGCATGGCAACGTACTTATCATACAACTCATTGTTGAGGATAACTACGTCGTCTCCAAGTACAAAGAACTGGTTGGCATACCTGCCTCCAGCCAAGTACAAAAGGAGAAGACCATGTGTAAGAGTGAAAGCGGCAAAACTAGGATACAATCCTAAAGGTTGCCCTTTCGTCCACTGTAGAACTCCCAACTGGGATTTCCAACATGACCGTGAGATCTCTTCAAAGAGATCAACATGGATATGTTGCTGTCTTGCAATGACAGTACGTAGAACATCCATCTGAATCGTCAACGGAAACAGATCCGTTGCAGATGAAAGATCTACAGAGTGGATCTTACCACCTTCCGCAAGGTGTGATTGGATGTGTGAGAGTGCTTTCGAATGATCGAAAGTACAATCCCATGGACTCTGTTTCACCAGACGATACAGGGTATTACCAAGAGGCCGCAAAGCCTCCTGGTGTATCCGGTACGGAGATGCTACAGAGCGTAACTTACCTCCAGGTTCTTGTATAAAGTGGATCTCTCCACCAAATACTCGTTCCTGAATCAGAGGGCGACCAGCATGGCGACCCGCCAAGCTGTCAAGGTACTTCAGTCTCTCATCGAGACCCCTAAGAAGGGGGCGATAGAGGTTACTGTACTTCAAGTACAGGTTAGTACCCCCCGTAGTGTTGAACAATTCTAGATCATCTAGAATCCGTTCTTGCTGCGGTGTGCTAGGCTTCTCAAATAGCCTAGGTGCCTTCTTACCGGGTGAACCGGTGTAAGTTATGAGGGGTTGAGCAGACGATTTAATCGAATGCACACCCACTACTCGGCGTACAAAACTCTTGAAAGACCTATGAAAGGTCTTATCAAGCCCATCAGAAGGATCTGCTTGTATAGCAGAAAGGAATTTCTTCTTCTGTCCATCTGATAAGGATGGAAGAATATAGAAGCTGTAAGCCATCATGGCTTGCACACCTCTACGAAAATTCCGATCACTAGACAACGACCACCTGATGAGTGAACCGAATGAACCTGCGATCTGTCCTCTTGAATTCCTTCGAATCCAAGTTAGGGGTAGATCACCGTTTCGCATTCGGATCAAGTCCACCTTGAGACCTTTGAGTCTCTTGATGGTCCACTCTACGGC